CTCATAAATACCTGGTGATACCTCAACGGACGCCCCTTGTATCCCTATAGGACCTCGAAAGCGTGCCATAAATATAACCTAAACCAGGGATTGTTCAATGGCGATGGCAGTCTTGGGTTTAACAAGAGCACCACAAATGCGTGTTTCCAGCAGGAACTCTTTCTTGTTGAATTTCAAATCGAAATCTTCAAAGAAGGAAGCACTACCACCAGAATCTGCGCCCATCGCATAATCCCGCATGTTCACAATAATACCGAACAACCCAATTGTGGCATCCGTTGGGTTGACGATGTTTTTCATCTGTGGAACGGTTACGATACCACTCAGCCCCATCGCACCAGCCAATTCATCTTTCGTGCGGTGAATACGATGCCCTACCGTGTCACGAACCAACAACATTTTGTTGAGGTTGGCGACCGTGGTAAATAAGGTCCCACTATCACCTTCGTAGTGTTCACTGGCCTTCGTCAAATCATCGATAATGTCAAGCGGGTCGCGGTCAACGGTGAGACTGATAACGTGGGTGTAGATGGGATCATCTCCGTAGATGGGGCGAATGTTTTCTGGGTTGATTTTATTCGGATCATTAACTGGACGATCATCACCAAACAATACAGCGCGGGCAACTTCTTCACGAAGTTTGATCTGCATGATCTCTTTCTGTACTAACACGACATTGAAGTCTGTGATGTCCAAAATATCATCGCGGTCCAACTCTTGATGAATATAGACGGTTTGGGGGGTTGTTTTGCGGTTGAATACCGGGTAGACCATGCTGAATTTCTGGTCTGCGGTAATATAACCACGAGCACGGGCGGTTTCAACGGTGATATCAGCATATGTTGATTTGATGCGGCTATAGGGGAGCATACGAGCTCCAGAATAGATCTTACCAACCCACAAGGCGTCATCTTGGACGAGGTATGGTTTTGCACCATCGACAAATTTCGCTTCTGGGAATAAGGACTCGATATTTGTAATACCGTAATCAACACCGCCGGCGTGAGCAATAGCTTCGTCGTTGTTAAATGCGTCGCGTAAACTGTCAGCTCCACTTTGAATCGCGTTCGCCAACACGTTGTTAAACGAGCTATGGGATAGGGCTTCTGGGCGGGTAGCGCCATTAGCAAATACATTATGTGTCATAGTTTCATCTTCTCCATCTTCGGAAGCAAGAGCTTCACTTATTAAAATATGAACGACATCCAATTGTTCTTGGTTGAAGCTCGCATACACTGTGGCCAAATCTTGACCTTCATCGGCCCCATCGGTGTTACTCGATAGGTCTAACCCTAACGCATCAGCCATTAGGTATCCAAACACATCTTTTTGTGCAGGAGTAAACGTGTTAAGAATATCCTTCAAAGTCTTAGACTTAGTTGGAGCTTCTTTTGAGGGAGGGGTGGCATGTAACAGCTCTAAACTACGTCCTGTCCAAATACGAACCCCATCATCTTCGTAATGGTCATCCTGTCCACCGAAAGAACTATGGAACACTACTTGGTCGATAGACGCTTTTGGGTTAGCTCCGGCTAATACCAAACTAACCTCACGAATAACCCCATCCACGACGCGATTACCTTGCATAACCAATTTGTTTGCGTAAACTGATAGATGACGGATGTCACCCTCTTTGACAAGAGTTCTCGCAAGTTTACCGGCGTCAGTACTGTTAAATTTCGCGTTGACGAGTCGCATACCGACTCCTGCTACATGTTTTAAAGTGCCATGACCTAATACATCTCGCATATCTTGGTGGCCGTGAATCCATACTAACGGTACAACTGTACCATCTTGTTTAGAAAAGGCGTCTTGGGCGATAACTTTTCCATCATCACAAAGTTCATTGTAAACTGTTGCAAACCCTACAAAATCGGCTTGATCCTCTGGGTTTTGTTTAGTTGTATCCATCTATTCTCCTCCATCTTTAGGGGGGTCGGAATCTACCGGCTCTTGCGTGTTAGCATCGGGCTCCGGTTGATTCAAATTCTTGTTTCTAAGTTCATCCGCAGAGGCTTCTTCTCTCTTTGGTAGACCTAACTCAGCTCTGACCTCGTTACCCGTCATAATCTCGTTACGAGTAAGGAGGTCGGCAGCAGATGCTAATACATCGATTGGTGCCATTTTGAACAGACTGGGTTTAGCCATGATGTCTTGTCGTCTAGTTCTTAAATTCTTTGATAAGAATGACGTTCTCATAGGGTCTATGATAGCTCCCAACACTGGTAGGACAGTTCTATTGTAATAGTTCACCATCTCTTCTTGTGTTGCCGTTCCATCCAAGATTGAGGGGGTTAGTCCTAATTGGTTATACAACAAAGTAGTTAGGGTAGCAACACGCTCAGGTAGATTGTTCTCAACCTTTCGATTAAGCTGTGTGATCTTCTCCAAAGCCCCTACGAACCCTATACCATACTTACCGTTGTCCAACTGCTCCTCCAATAGCTTGACTTGTTGTTTCGCTATCTTGTTTCGATCATCATTCTTAATCCCATGGGGGAGTTGTAGTATAATGTCTAATGCTGGACTTAGGGCTTGTACATCAGCACTGTCTAATTGAACTAATTTTTGCTGTAACCTCTTAAGGGTTGAATTGGGAGCGTTCATTACAGCATAGAGAGGGTTTGGTGCGATAGCCACGAAATCTTTAGGTAGGATTATGTTGCGAACCAACCCAACGTCTTCGTCGTATAGATCCAAAGCCACAGATCGATTGTACCAACTAGTTACAGTGGCACATCGTAATGCCTCTATCTCATATGTAGATGATAAGGTTGGATCCGAACTAGTTAACGACGGTACAACAGCAGCAACCCCTACACTAAGCATTGTTTCCGCTACTTGTTGGATTAACGCCTTAGAGGATTGATCTATGTTTGCATCTACAGTCAATCGTTGATGTAGCGCTGAAGATCTGATAGTCTTCACATAAGATCCAAACTCGTCAACCTCTACATGTAGTATCGGTATAGCCGCCACATCCATAGCTATTCTGTTCACAATAGGTGCTAAAATGGCTGTTGTGCTGTCACGTACCGTCATCCCACCATTAGTGGTTACCGACGCAGACAGAGTTACCCCTTCACTACTTACCCTATTAATGCGCTCTGTTATCACATTAAAGGTAGACCTTATTTGTTTAGTGAAACTACTCATAGGCTATCTCCATTACTAATCAAACATCTCTAAATGGCGTTGATAACTAACATACGCGTCCATGAGAGCAGAGACGGGGTCTATCTTAGCTTCGTAACGACGTTTATATAATTTTCTATTACCATTTGTATCTTCTAAGACCATGGTATTACCCATAGCATACTTGACAATTTCCTGGTCGAATAATAGAGCCCGTGATTCACTCAAAGCTTTCAACTCTCCAAGAGGTACAGATTCTGTTCGGACACCTTGACGTACTGGTTGTACATAATATTCCCCATAATCAGCACACCATCGTTTAGATATAGTATCAGCCCCATAAGGATCATACCCTATGGTTTGTACCAAATATCTTCGCGATGCTATCTCTTCGGTTAATACTACATATACCTCATCCATATCCAGATAACTACCAGCTAATATGATCAGAGACCCTTCATTTATGAATTCGTCATACTTTAACCGTGAAGACTCATGTAGCGACTCTAATTTCTTATCTGTAATAAAGTTTATAGACTTCACACCAAATCTCTGACCCCTTAGAGGGAATAAGAATGTGAATGAGCAGAAGTCGTCACCTTGTGAGAGGTCGGCCCCCATCGTACAATACAGATCAGTGTAATCTTTATGTCGATGTGGTATTGTTTCTTCATATGTGAAGAATAAAGTATACCCCTCCATAGGGATACCAAACCTTTTAGATAGAATATCATTACGAGTTGAGGGGGCTTGAGAAGCTCTCTCAACATCTCGATGATATGCC